GCTGCACGGTGGCGCTGCGGCCGTAGATGGCATTAGACTTGGACGCATCCAGACTGAACTTATATACATCAGAAAAGTTACTGTATTCGCCCGTAGATGCGATCGCGCTGCCGGCAGTGAATGCGCCAGATACCTTATGCGCTCTTCTCCGGGGCGGCTGAACTCGTCTGGCGCAACTGTGCGGCATCGGCCAGTCCCTTTGCGTAGCCTAATGCCAGTGCCTGCATCGGGTCTGGCAGCTTTGCTGCTGTGGTCAACAGTTCAACTATTCGGCTTGTTTGGACATCATTCTTTTGCATCATGGCTGTACACCTCCCTTTCAGCAAGTAAGTTCTTGCTGTTAGCATTATTATAATTGCCGTAAGCAAGTTTGTCAAGATATTTCAGCTTTTTTCTTGCCATTGGCAACTTTTTGTGCTATTATTCGTTCAGGAGGTGATTTCATGAAAGACCGTTTAAAGCTTCTTCGCAAAACGCTTGGCCTCAATCAGGTTGATTTTGGTACCCGAATCGGAATCGGCGGCACTGCTATTTCCAAATTCGAGAGCGGTGTCAATGCTATTTCTGACACTCTGGTCTTGCTTGTCTGCCGAGAATTTAATGTAAACGAGGCATGGTTACGTAATGGAACCGGCGAAATGTTTACGCACACAAGTAATGATTTGGTCGCTGAACTATCCGAAACGTACCACCTTGGCACCTACGGAGAACAGCTTCTTGCCACATACCTGCAGCTGTCTGATGCTGACAAACGCGCTGTTGAACGTTTCGTCTCCCAGCTCACAGCCAACGTTCAGAAAGCCGAAGATGCACAGTCTGATGCATGCGAGAAGGAAAAAGACGTTGCCGAGTAGTCTTTTACCGTCAAGCTCTGCGGCACATGTAAACAAGAAACGGCTCCTGTACACTGTACAAGAGCCGTTTTACGTTGCACAAGCAACTGATAATTTATTTTTTCTTTTCATTCCCCTTCTTTTCTTCTATACTGAGAAAAAAGGAGGATTTGTTGTGCGATTTCTTTTTTCCGTTTTGTGTATCTCTATCATCCCTCTCTTTCTCTTCGGCTGCGCTCCTGCTAGTTCACAAGCCACTTTTTCTTCATCCGAAACTTCGTCCTCATCAGAACCTGAAAGCGAATCCGAAAGTTTTTCTTCCACTCTTGACCCTAGCGAGGAAGGTTATATTGCTGGAAATAGTCACGGTTTCACTGATGGTCGTTCCGATGGATTTGATGCTGGAACATCCGATGGCGCACAAATTCCTTCTGAGTCTCTTGACTTTGGTGATACTTATGAGAGTGGTTATACAGTTGGATATAATCGTGCCTATGCTAAATGGTGGCTTACCGGTTATCTTGAAGCCTACCTTTCGCAGCATCCTGAAATTGACGAATATGATTTGATTGATGATGTGATTCGTTGTTTTCCAGATGCCGATGTTTCAGATATGACTGATTATCTTCGATCAGCTCAATGAGGAAGGCCAGCAGAAGGCCGTGGATTATATAGACAATCTGGTGCTCACCGGGTGCTATAAAAAATGTGCTGCGTCTGGCTTGGGCAAAGAAGCATAAAAAATAAGCCGCCTTGCCTTCGACCAAAGCAGCCCATTTATGTCTTGTTTATGAAGAAATCTTGAATTTTTGTTGCTTGTCAAGCCCCAATTTTAAATTTTTCCGTTGCTCTCGCAACTTTTCACTGTAAAAATTGTTTACAATCGGCGGGCCAAAGCGTATAATACATGTAACGGAACCCGCTAAGCCTCTGGGTGCATTGCATCTATGCGTATCATGGCGGGTCTTTTTTTATGTCATTTTTTGAGGATGTCCAATATGCCTGAAACAAAATCTTTTTGTACCTATGAACAGCAGCTCCAAATTCTGAAAAGGCGCGGCTTATCAATTGCCGATGATGCTTTGGCCCTTCAGTGGCTTCGGGAAAAGAATTATTATCGCCTGAGTGCCTATTCCCTCACGCTGCGGCACAAAAGTCCTTCTACTGGAGAAGATGAATTTTTAAAGGACTCATCTTTTTCTACAATCATCGACCTTTATCAGTTTGATGAACAGTTTCGTGCTGCTATCTCTCACGCTGCAGCTATTGCAGAAACCAACCTCAAAGCCTATATTGCTTACTACCATGCCCGCCAATACGGTCCGGTCGGCTATCTGGATGGAAATCATTTTGAAGATCCCTGGCGGCACGCTAAACTTTTGAATGGCCTTTCCAAATCTCTCGGCTTGCGAAAAGATGAACCATTTGTTTTACATCATCATAAGGATTTGAACGACGTATATCCTGTTTGGGTTATCGTTGAGGTTTTGACCTTTGATCAGGTTTCTATGATGTACCGTAACCTGCTGCCGGAAGACCGTGCTGCCATTGCTCGTGAGTTCTATGGTATTTCTTCTCGTGAATACATTGAAAACTGGACTCATTGTGCTGTTGTTGCTCGCAACATCGCTGCACATGGTTCCCGCTTTTATCATCGACAGCGTGTTAATCCTCCCGCAAGAATGCCTAAACCCATCAATTCTTACGGCACAAAACCATTCGGATATGTATATGCTCTTTGGCATTTACTTCCCATTCCTGACCGCAGCGCATTTGTCAACGCCGTTCATGATTGCTTTATAGCACATCCCTCTGCTCAACTTTCTGAATTGGGTTTTCCTGATAATTGGCTTGATATTTTAACCGTCCATTGATTTTTGAGCGCCCGCCCGGCGCTCCTTTTTTACAAACGCAAAGAACCCCTCAGCTGTTTCCAGCCAAGGGGTTCTCTGCTCTGCTGTCTGTCCAAAAGAAAAGTAGGAGTTTCTATCATGGAATGCCTTGCAAATCCCGTCGCGTCTCCGCTTTTCTATTGTAAATCCAATATGATCCTTCTGCAACCCAGAATTTTTTCAGAGGAGGTGTGTACACATGGCAAACAAAAAAGGTTCCGATGGCCGTTACCGCTACCGTGTCTGCATCGGCAAAGATGAAACCGGTAAGCCCAAATACAAAAGCTTTTATGGTTCCACCGCAAAGGCAGCGCATGCTGCTGCCGAAGCTTACCGCACAGCACTGGGCAAGGGAATGGATCCCGCCCAATCCAAAGCCACCCTTGCTACTCTGTACGATAACCTGATTTCTGCCAAAACAGCCAAAGGCATCGGGCAAAAGAGTCTCGACCGCTATGAAGACAATAAAAACCATTGGGGTCCGCTTCTGGATCAGCCTGCAGCAGACCTTCGCACTGCCGACTTTCAGCGGGTCCTTAACTCTCTGGCCCAGTGGCACAATGGCAAACCACCACTGTCCCACTTCACGCTGTCCAATCTGCGCAGCAGCGCCAAGGCTGCCTATGAACTTGCTATCCCAGAAGTGGTACAATACAATCCCATAGTTAAAACCACCTGCCCTGCCGGTGCTGATCCTGAGCACCGTGAGCCTATCACAGAGGAACAGCAGCAGTGGATCCGCGAAACGCCTCACCGCGCCCAGCGTGCTGCCATGCTACTGCTTTACTCAGGCCTCCGCCGCGGCGAAGCTACCGCCCTCACTTGGGCCGATGTCGATTTGAAAGAAGCCACGATCACCGTTCACAGCGGTTATAATTTCAAGGATAAAAAAATCAAGGATCCCAAAACAGAAGCCGGTGTCCGGGTCGTTAATATTCCAAAGATCCTTGTGGACTATCTCAAAACTCAGCAGGACGATTGCTTGTATGTACTGCATACTGTAAAGGGCCACCGCATGACAGAGCAGGCATGGAAAACTCTGTGGAGCAGCTACATGGCCGATCTGAATGCAAAGTACGGCTATCACGGCGAAGAAAGCAAAAAGCGCCCAGGCGGCCTGCCCATGCGCATTGACCCCTTTACACCTCACCAGCTGCGGCACACCTTTTGTACCCTGATGTACTTTGCCGGAGTCGATGTTCTCACCGCCCGCGATCAAATGGGGCATAAGGATATCAGCGTCACCCTCGGCATCTACACTTCTCTTGACAAAAAATTCAAGAAAAAGAAGATCAATCGTCTGGACTCCTATCTCAAAAAACAGACCGGCTAATTTGTAGTGGCGCAAAAGTGGCGCACGTTGTTTATATTTTTATCGTATTTATGTGTTTTATTTCAAATTCCTTGCCCGCTCGTAATGAGCAGGTCGCCTGTTCGAATCAGGTCAGTAGCTCCAAAAATCCTACGAATTTACGTTTAGAATCGTAATTTCGTGGGATTTTTTTATTTAGTCTCGCAAGTTTTCGCAAAACCGCAACATAAACCGCAACATCGCCCACAAAACAAGACAAAATAAAACGCCCCGTGACACCATTTCATAGGGCGTTATATGCATTTTTATGCTTTCTTTTGGACAGGCTCCTTGAGTTCACAATGTAGGTTTGTCAATGATGAGTTGGTCACAGGATCTTGCGCAGCTCCTGCACAAGGTCGCCGATCACGATGGGTTTGGACAAAAAGCCGGTCATGCCGCTTTCCAAGGCATTGCGGCGGTCTTCATCGAATGCATTGGCAGTCATGGCAAGGATCGGGATCTTTGCCAGTGCAGGGTCGCCCAGTGCGCGGATCTGCCGGGTGGCGGTATAGCCGTCCATCACCGGCATCTGCACATCCATCAGCACCAGATCATAGCTGCCCGGTGCGGCAGTGCTTACCTTTTCCACCGCCACGGCACCGTTTTCCGCCGTATCGACCCGGAAGCCGTACTCGCACAGGATCTCCTGCGCGATCTCGCGGTTCAGCTCGTTGTCCTCTACCAGCAGGATGTGCCTGCCCTTGAAGTTGGTGTTCTTTTTCGGCAGAAGCTCCTGCGCCTCATCCGTCTGTGTCTGGCCGATGGCGTTCATCAGGGTCTCGCGCAGGTCGGACATGAACATGGGCTTGGAGCAGAAGGCGGTCACACCGGCAGCCTTTGCCTCCACCTCAATGTCGGACCAGTCGTAGGCAGTCAGGATGATGATGGGCGTATC